AACTCAGTGTTAAACTTAACGCCTGTCAGCTTCTTCCATTCCTTATTATTCTCATAGATTTCCTTGAGATACTGAGAGAAGAAGGCTGTGTCTGCTTTACCTCGTTCAAACTCAGACGCTTCCAGCATCCCATTAATACCAAGGGTGCAAAACTGTTTGTCTAAGCTAATGAAGCCTGTAGAGTAAGCAGGAAGCAAGCCACCTTCAATGTAGTCCTCGATGATAGCTCTGTGAGCCAGCAGGTACATATGGACTCGTCCCAGTAACTTCGTGAACGCTTCTTCCTTTGTCTGCACGTAGCGATTCATATTAATCGTGATGACCTGTACGGAACCTGTAGACACCCCACCTGCACCCAAGGTATAGGAGAACGTGTTGTCCGTGAACTCGTTACGCAAACGACAGCACGAGGACAAGGAGTCTACGCTATCGCTCTCATAGACAAAGAAGCTCAAGCCCTTAGACATTTCTTCAGCACAAGCCCATGCAAAATGCTTGTCTTTCGGTTTCCCTTCAGCATCCACCAAGAGGGAAGCGGTCAGTACGGGATACGTGAGTAATGCACGTTCTCGCTCTTGTCTGAACCATTCCATAAAGAACATCTGCAATTTGCGGAATGTACCTTCATATACAGGCTGTGTCCCATCGGGGAACTTAAAGCCCCCAAACAACTGCTTAAAGTAGAAACGGTCTAATACTGAGATGTTCCAGAACACCGACTGATTGCCACGGGCAGAAGCAGGCTGATTCAAAGCATATACGACACCTTGCAAAGCCTGTCTAACGTCAGCTGTGTGTAAGTCGATGTAGTCTGCACCCCATGTCTTCTTTGCAAAATAATCAAAGTACATGAGGAACTCTACCGTAGCAATAGCACCTGCAAACCCAGAAGCCACCTGATATACAAGGTTGACAAAGGAGCCGCAGAAACTATGGATGTTCTTCGGTGCTTCACTTGTACCTCCCAAGGGCTTTGTGCCATGGAGCAGGAAGGGGAACAGTGTGATAGACGCACAGTAAGGGCGTAAGGAAGTTTCGTCATGAATATAAATTCTATGCTTTTCGATGTCCTCAATGTACTTCTCTGCAATCTTCTTACCATACTTCTCCGTAAGTTTCCGCTGTACTAAAGCACGATTTACCTGAATGGTATCAGGCTTATACATCTCAGCTTCCAAAATACCAATATTCTTTGTGTCTACATTGGCATTAGCATCCACCAAGGAACCACTTGCGCTGTTCTGACTATGGATGTAGTGGTCAATGTATTTAATTTTTTCTTCAATCTGTTCTTTTGTTAAATTAAGTAACGGCATGTCTCACCTCTTTCTCCATGTCCTCCGCATAAATGCACGGAGACAAAGTTTTATCACCTACAACTACGGTAGGAAACAGTTCAAATTCCTTTGATTCTGTCACACACGTTACCTTAAAGGTTACGTTCGGAAATTTCTTGACTACCTTTGGAAGTCCTTTAAGAAGTGTGTCGCAATACATACAATCTTTAATGACATAAATACTTACTTCCATCATTTGTCTCCCTTGTGAAATTTATAGTTCTGTACTTCGAGGAAAATCTGATTCGTGTTGGGGTTATCAAGACCACCAAACTCTTCACGATATGCTCCTACTTTTACCCAGCGACAATACTTACAAGCTGTGTATAAGTCCATAGCATCCCATGCACCTAAATAGATACCAATGTGAATACCTAAGTCATGGATAGGTTTCAGGACATTCTCAGCAAATTCTTCAAAGTCCATGTGGTTACGATTACCACGCATAAAGAGTACCGTGTTGGTGACACTCTTATAACTCTTGATGAGAGACAAAAGCTCTTCAGGTGTCTGCTCTTCACAAGCATGTGTATCCCACAAGTAATCACTATGACAACCCTTGCAATGACATTCACAATTCCCTAATGTAATTACTAGAGAAATTTTGTCAGGTATTTCATTCATCGTGACCCCATGAGCATACACTGGAATCTTAAAATTCTGCTTCATCATCATCTTCCTTCTCTGCTACTTCCAAGCGATCTGTTTTTCTGTTGTATGTCAGGTAGCCACCTATACCAGTTTCACCCGTAAAGCGGTTCTTTAAGACACGCACTCGAGTTGTGTTTCTCAGCTCTTCATTAGATTCCTGTTGGTTTCTCTCTAAGCCAAGGACAATATCGGATAACTGTGAAATTGCGTGTGAACCTCTAAGCTGAGCCAGTGAGGTGATACCACCTTCTTCATGTGACTTCTGAGAATTGTCAGGTCTTCTCAAGTGTGATATTACAATCATTCCTACACCCGTCTCTTCTACAATGCTTCTCATCTGAGTCATGAGGTAGTCAATCAGCTTCCGCTCATTGTCTCCTTCAAGACCAGAGATAGCAATAGACACATGGTCAAGGACGATGAAGTCACACTCCTCAGAAATAGCTAAATATCTAATTTTGTTTAGTAAGTTGTCACCTTCAAGACTGCCAAAGTGATTGTAGAGTACGTAGTTTCCTGTCCCCAGTGTCTCATCAAATGCCTTCCGATACTCTTCTTCACTTATGGCGTGTCTTGATAAGTGCAATCGAACTCCTGTGTGTATAGACATAAGTCCTACAGAAGTACGTTTTACATTTTCTTCAAGCATCATGCATCCTACTTTGAGGTTTTTCTTAACGCCCAAGTCATACATGATTTGTCTTACAAACGTTGTCTTGCCTACCCCTGTACCTGCTGTGACGACAACAAGTTCCCCTTTACGGAGTCCCCTTGTCATGTCGTTTAGCGGAATATCCCAAGGGTATGTATAGCTCATTTCGTTGTCTTCGCTGTCTACCATCTCCCATAAGTCAGCACCATTGACAATGCCGTCTGGTTTGTATGCTTTAGCGTTCCAGATAGCATTGATAACGGACTGTCCCTTGTTAGCTAGTAGACACTCGTTAGGGTCTTTCAAGGGTAAGTTAGCCACCTTCAGACCCTTCAGAAGTCCAGCACAATCTTTAACAGCTTTTCTACCAGCTTCGTCCATGTCAAACATCAAGATGACCTCATCAAACTGTGAGAGCCATTCCATATTGTGTGTCAGGACTTTCTTTGCTGAAGCCACCCCACATGGGATAGACACAACTGGATATTTATTGTTCTGTAATTGTGATACCGTGAGACAATCAATCTCACCCTCTGTAATAACTAGTTTACCTCTGCTCTCAAAAAGCTCTTGACCAAAGAAACGCTTAGATATTTTACCTAGTGTTTCAAATGTTTTGTCCTGATACCTAACTTTCTGGCCTATCAGCTCCCCCGCATCGTCAAAGTAACATGCGACTTGTACTGGCTTTCCATTGTGATACCCTGTATAATAGTGGTATTTTTCGCACGTAGCCGACATGATTCCACGACGCTTTAGGGGGGTGATAGACAAAGAGGTAAGAGGAATCAAGTTTGTTGGATGTGAACCCTGTGCTACAGCTCCTCTAATGGTTTGACAAGAAAAACAATAGGTATGACCATCGCTATACTCTGTCAAAGCATCAGAAGAACCGCAGTCAGGGCAAGGGAGGTGTGTTTTAATTGGTTCACTGTAATTCATCTTTGAACTCTTCCTCTACTATGTCTGCATAGTCCTCGTGAAGCATCTTCACTAAATCAGACAACCGCTTTTTCTGTAAGTTCGACAGTGTGTCTTTAGATTCAGCGTCCACAAGGATATAAACGCCACAAGCACTATAAGGAAGTTCGCTACCCCCGACTGCTTCAAAGGGTCGCATGAGATCGAGTTCGCCATTTTTGAGAACTACAGCGTGATACGGTAGCGAGAACGCTCCTTTTCTTCGTGCTTCCTTCAACAGTTCGGAGACAGTTTTTCCTTCTAGGTCTTTATAGACAAAGGAGTAGAAGAGTGTTTCTTCTCTGTCTCTGAATTTAAACATGTCACTTTCCTTTCTTTTTTAGTTTGGGACTGATTTGTCCTTCTTCTTTAAACCAAGACTCAGGGATTGTGTTCCCAATGTGGTACTTGAAGCCATTCTTCTCACACCACTTACTCGCTGTTGTCTTCAAACTTTTAAATTTAAAGTCTTTCGGGAAGACAAAGCGGATGTCGAGTTCTGGATACTGTCGTTTTACCTTCAGCATCTTTCCTCGTGCTTCACTATCCAATGAGCCTCTGTAGAATCCTCCTCGTTTTCCTACACGGACAAAGCCACCTTCCCCGTTCTTTGCTTCAACAATAATACCGTTTGGCAAGACAAAATCAGGGGTGTACTTGTGCTTTACCGTGTACTCCAGAGAGAACTCTTCGTAATGGTATTCTTTATTCTTTTTGTCAAGGTTAGCAGTAAGTGTGTCTTCATACTTACTTCGTTTTGTCTTAGCAGGTGTATGGAAACCGCCTGTGAACAACTTAGAAGTCTACCTCGTCGTCCAGAGTGGTTTCTGTTTCATCATTTGCATCTCGCTTCTTAAATGTCAGTTCGTCGGAACCGTCTTTAGAATACTTAACGAGATTCGTTACCATCAAGCACTGAAGGTACAGGCGAACGCCCCACTTCTTTGTACTTTCATAGAACAGTTTAGGATTGACGACAACTTCTACGTCCGAACCGTTACCGATGAGTACGTCTTCAGGAATCAGCTCGCCGTATTCATTGTAGACAGGGATAACCTTCGGTTTTTCTACCCCTGTTGCCTTGTCTTTATACACATGCTTAGTTTTAACCTTGACCATTTCCAGACCGTCGTTTGTAGTTTTAATCGGCATCGTGATGTCACCTAACATCTTCTTGCCTGCAAATTCTTCTTGACATTTAGCTTCAAAGTAGGCTTTCATTTTTGCTAAGTTTTCATCAGGCATCAAGATCTGCATCGAGAAGCCTACAGGCTGACCATTATAAGTTTCAGGTGTTCTAATTTTTGCCCAATATGCTTTACCTTTAATTTTCATTTGCTTTTGTCTCCTTTGTTTCTGTGGTAGACCCAAATCCACCACTGCGCTTTTTATTACCTCCTTGAAATTTTGTGTTCCTTCCTCTACTCTGTGGAACAATTAATTTTAGCCCTAGGAATACTTAGGAATACTT